TCAATCAAGATTGTTGTTTGTCGAGCCATCCGGGTTTGAAACAGGCGTTTTCACGCCATTAATGTTTCTGACGTGGTGATTTGGGTAGTTCCCCCTCTCGATCTCTCTTACAAACTGGCCACGTGTCATGTCTGCCCCTGTGTAGTTGTCATGAAACGCTTTGTTTCGACCACTATCGCTTTCACTTGTAACGGAAACTCGCTTTCTAGCCATGGTTCACCTGCTCGTGTCATAAGGGTTGGGTTGAATAATAAGTATACAACTGAATTTCTGTACGTAAAGACAGTACTGACCTTAATAACAGCCAAAAAAAGGGGGCAACGAATGGTTACCCCTCTTAGCTAAAGCAGCTCTTTGCCGACAGGCGGCGCATTAAGCCAGGCCTTATCTTCTTCACTGAGCTCCATCTTTTCTTTATCGCAAGTCTCCAGGAGAGCCTTGAGCTCATCCAAGCCTGATTCATCACTCATTGATCTATGCTCCTCTGAACAATAGGGGGAAGGATCAGCAGCTAGCCATTGTGGCGCAGCGCTGACTGGTGAGTACTTGAGGGCATCGCGAAGATGATCAGGAGAGAGGTGAGCATATCGCATGGTCATTTTGAGGTCACTATGGCCTAGGATCCGCTGTAGCGTGAGGATATCCCCTCCATTCATCATGAAATGACTGGCAAAGGTGTGCCGGAGGATATGGAGGCACTGGCCCGGGGTGGTCAAGCCTGCACGCTTGTAGGCACAGCGAAACGCTGTCCTGGATTCAGGAAACAGCCTCTCCTTACCTTTCTGACCAACCGAAAGAATCTCTTCCTGCAAAGCAGCTGAGATGGGCACAACCCGGAATCGACCATTTTTGGTTCCATAAAAGTGAACACGCCCACCAGACACGTGATGGCGCCGCAATTCCTCCGCTTCACGCCAGCGGGCACCGGTTGATAGACAAATCAGAGCGATCGTACGGACATAGGGGTTCCGTGAATTCGAACATTCATCAAGGAGACGGCTGCACTGCTGGATAGTCAGATAGAGCAACTCGGGCTCATGAACGTGAACCTGGCGCAATGCCATGAGAGGATTCGGGCCTGCCCAAACCTGCATTCGAATACACTCATTGAATACAGCCTTCAGATATCTGTGCTCATGGTTAACCGTTGAAGGCGTCACGTCCTTAAGTCTTCGCTCCCTGTACTCAGCAAAGTGCTCAGCAGTGAACTCTGAAACCGCGGGATCGCCCAGTGCATAGCAAATCGAAAGAGTACGTCTGAGCCGATATTTTGCGTCTCTGAGGGTCGATCCGTGCAAGCGGTACCATTTGTAGACTAGGTCACTGAGCCGAAAGCCAGGGACCGAGCCGCCCGCCGGCAAGCCGTCGCCCGCCTCGGTCCCTGGCTGAATGTTGAGACGCTTAGACGACATAAATCACCACAGCAGCCTCGCGAGCTCAGGATCGCGAACTATCGCCAACTCATTTTGACCACGATCATAGAGAACAACATCATTAGTTGCTGTTATCCGATATGCCCCCAAAGATGCAACGTCGAATGTGTTCCCTTCTTCATCAGCTACCCACAGAACCTTATTAGGGCCAGAGATGAAAGATCCAGCAAAATGGAATTCTGGGAGTGATGAGGCTAATTGGGTATGTGAGTCGATTTTTGGGGATTCGCTTTGAGGCTCCTTTTCTGTTCCCTTAAGTGAAGACACAACGTACCAACCCGAAATCACTACAAACACCAGAGACAGAAGCAAAAGGGATAACTTTTTCCATGGAAAGCCGTTGACGCGCGTATGGACACTGGCGCTTTGGTAATAACCGAATAGCTTCTTATTAATCTTGAAACGGTCAACTACTGCCTTTTCCTTATCTTCAGACAAGTCAGTTCTACACCCTTGATAGGTGTACCGCTTTCTGTACGGCAACTGGTAGGGTCTTCGAAGGTGGTCATGACGTTCAACGAGATCCCTAAGCCATGGATCAATCAGCTTTGGGCCTTGCGTAAGAAAGATAAAGTCAAAACCTCGATGACGGTGCTCAGTTAAAGCTAGAGTATGTTCAGGTGCTTTACTGCCAGAGGATCTGGCTGGCCAGTTATGCTGGCATTCATCAACGACAACCAAACTACCATCTGGGAGATCCATCCAGCGCTCAGGTTGATTTAGAGGAAATGAACCAAGTGCTTGATGATCTGCATTCTTGATATTTGTAAATATTGGGCGCGGGTTCTCCACTGTTGAGTGCTTCAGTATTTCTTCAATCGCTAGGAGAGACTTCCCTGAGCCAGGCAAGCCAGTGATTAGATGAATCATGACCCTCCCCCACCAATTACCGAAATTTTGGTGAGCTGAGATATTGCCAACCTTGCGCTATAGGCTGAGATCACCAAATTGATGACAATATCCAGATCGGTAAGGCCAATAAAGCCAACCAGGTCCGCCGGAAGGCCTGTGAGTTCAGATCGTAGCGCGGCAGAAAATTGGTCCAAAACAGCAGAAAGGCCAACGTAGGTTACGAACCCCAGACCAAGAGCCAGAAATATTCTGGCAACCAGGTTTGCCGCAACGATAGCTCCGAATGATCTCCACATTAGGCAACTCCCCTAAATAAGATCATGCAGAACATGGCCATTCCTGCAATGCGAAAGAAAGGTGCCACATAGGTCTGGGTTATGCTGCAAGCCTGTTCGAACGGTAATTCCTGATGGTACGAGAGGATATTGATCTGGATTGGCGCGGGGCACTGACCTGGTAACCATTTGGATCCGAATACGAAGAACTGTTCAACATCCACTGACTCATGGGGAATGAGATCAAGGCCTATCATTGGTTCTTGGGGTTCTTCATTACCCCCTCCCGAAGAACCGTCAGAACCCTCCCCTAGATCCTCCCAGGGATAATAGGGATCCAGCCCTTCATCAGGCTGCAAAACATCATCTTCAGACAGTGAAATGGGATCAAAAACGGGAGCGTACTCAGTCTGAGTCACGCGCATTAACTCCGGGTTCTGGGCAGCCAATGTGGCCAATTGAGCATCAGAGACAGGTTGAGCTACCTGCTGTATTTGCACCTCAGGCTCTCCATTAACCAGCTGGAGGTTATATCTCCATAGCTGTTGCTGAGCATGAGGGTTACCGACATAGACCGGCTGAGGATCTGCATGAACCCCAGCTGCTTCGTAGGATTCAACGGAGCTAGGTGACCATACAGAAATAAAACCGGAGTTCGCCTGGGTACACGGGACAGACTGCATTACATTCCGCGTAATTGAGGGGTTATCTGCTGATGGCGTCTGAGCAAATACACATTCGCCAGGTGTAACCATTTTCGAAACGGTAGTAACGACTTGGCCATTTACCACTTCCTCATCCAGATAAAGATCTAGCGAAACCAAAGCAGCTTGAATTGCGATAGCCCCTGCACAGCTGGAGGGTGAGCGACAGAATGCAAAGAAGCTCTTTAAGCGAGATGGGTTGATATGGAGAGATTTAAGGCGCCGTATAGGATTGCCAAAGCGATCCCGAGCATCAATAACACTGTCAACAGTGCCAAGACCTGGGTTGGCACCAGTAATCCCTCTAATGGTAGCCCTGTTAGTTGAACCAGTTATTTCAACTGTTCCTGCGTTTTCGACAAAGGGGCTTTGCGATGCCCATAATGCACCGGAGGTCAAAGTCGAGAGAACAGCAAAAAAAATGCCAGCAATATAATAACGACAGCAATCCATAGCATCGGGTATTCCAGGTAAAAAAGCCCCCCATCAGGGGGGCAAGGAGTGAGCAAATCACAGTAATTCGACATGTCGAATTAGGCTGCTGAACGGAACCATCTGATGGTTTTGATTGAGAAGTAAACGGTCAAGGCTGCCAAACCAACAGCAATAACCTGGCCTTGTGCCGAAGTGATCAAGTCCATTACAGGGCTGAGATCAATTCCAGAAGTAGGTTCTTCCATAGTTTTCTCCTTGATTATCTAATCGATAGCGTTACGTATCTGGACAAGCACCCAAACAGTCGCAAGAAGCAGAAGCGCCTTAGCGATTAACTGCTGAGCATCACTTGTCGAAATTTCCCACCACGGTGCTGCTGTGATGAGTTGCCCGGTACACCGAAGCAAACCTTCAGGGGTTTGCTCCCATGCACCAGAACACTGGGGGATCACTTGGCACCAGCCGCTTTCAGGGGCTCACGTATCGGTGTGAGTCGAATTTCGAAACGGTTGAGCTCGAGGCCGCCAAACCCGTTTACCTGGAAGGAGCCGGGGTCGAGCGTGTACTCTCCTGACGGATAGGCATCAGCAGGGGACCGTAAAGACAGCTTGAATGGCGTCGGATAAGCGCCACCCGTATGGAAATACGCGGTTTGCTCATGGATGGTTCTTGAACCATTCTTTCCATTCACAGAACGGGTCTGGATTTGACAGTCATTGGGATTCAATTCGATTTTAAGCATGGCTATCTCCTTATGCGATTCTGGCCAGTTCGGCCCAGTTGGCTGCCGCCTGGCATTCGATTACCCGACGACGAATTTGTACAATTTGGCCCTTTGACAAATCGGCGTCACCGAGGCCAGCTGCACGAAGTATTTTTAGATTTCTGTACCAGGTGGTTTTAGATTGGAGCTCCCGAGCAGACTCCCAACCTTGTGACTGGATAAGAGCCCAGCAACCCAAGGCGGCTTTCCCTTGCCCTTCAGTTTTTGCTGCTGCCATTACTCGGGCTCTAACATCGCTCTCGCTTTTCATCTCTGCACCTCCGATCATCCGGCCAAAATAGTCATGCCATTCATCACGGAGCATGGCCGGGGTTACTGCTTGCCACTCATGCCGGGAGAACCATTCCCGGCCTAGCTTCAATTCAAGGCGAAGCAACCTATTTGCTGCTCCAAGCTGATCTGCTGTATAGGGGTAACCCTGGTATTTCGGGTTTTTCATCATGTATTGCAGATGAGGACCTTTTGCGTAGGCTTTGCCGCTACGCATCTTTGAACGGTGCGACCAATAAACCGTGTCCCCTGCCTGCTGGCTCACCCTGTAGCGCCCCCCTTCACAATCTCGTAGGGTAGAAAGCGCAATACGAACAGCGGCCAGATCCTCAAGAACAAGGTTGTTAGTTACATCAACCCGGGAAACCTTCCAGGAAGCGGGGCGAGGCAAACTGCAGCCAAGCATCTGACTTACAAATGCAGTCATTCTCTCGATGCAGCCAGCAATATCTAAGGCCTGCGATGCACCTGCACCAAAGACGGCATCGCCCAGGGCAATGATTCGGGCCGGGCTCCCCTGAATCCACAACTCGGATCCACCCGCCTTCACGTTAATAGCGTGAGTGTCGGAGCGGATAGAATCCCAAGCGGCAGATTCCCAACGAAGCTCTCCTGTTTCAGCATTGATACGCTGAACTCGGTCGCCGTAGCCTGAAACTACTGCAAGGGCTTGAGAATCCAAGTTCTCATAGGGGGTCCGAATCGTGATCCAATCCAGCAGCATTAATCAGGCCCCTTTTACTGGCCATACGACCAGAAGATTTTGGGGGAGAGTCCCACCCATGGGACTAAGTGGCGGTGTTACAGGGACCGCCACTTTTCGAAAATGAGGTGATCTATCATTCATCAAGTGCGGCCCTGGTAATTTTTATGCCAAATAACGGCTTTAGATTTAGATATTTCTTCAAATATTTCGGGCAGAGAAAAAACTGATTTAGAGTTTATGGATATTGTCCCCGACACGTGCGCATTAAAGCAAAGAACAGCTTTGACAAACCCAATTAATAAGCTGGCAGGCGAGGCAACGTCGAATGCACCTATGGCCTTATACTTAGAACCCGGCTGAATCCTTATAAAGTTAGACCGGTCATTTCCCCATAGGTTATGAGTCCGCGGATGACGATATATCAAAAAAATCTGATCAAGCGTCATTTCCATTTGCTGAAGTCCGATATTTATTTTCTTTATCTCGAACCTAACCTGCCAATTCTGCATACAGCCTCCTTTAAAAGAGACTTATACATAACAAAAAAACCAACTCAACAAATTAATCAAAAGAAACAAACAGATTCATATACTCAAAAACCCTGTTAACAAAAAAATAAAATAAAAAAATTTAAAGGAAAACATCCATCGTACACTTAGCAACCAGCATAACGCCCCCAACCCGAAATAAAATTCAAATGAAAAAAAAGGGAAGTTGTTAACAGTGAGACATCTAAAGAATTGATCATTTACACCAAGAATAGTCATGCCTATGATGCATTTCGACATGTCGAAATGCCCTAAAAGTGATGACCAAGCGAGGATTAAATGGGGTTACTGAGCGATCCAGACTTTCAAATGAACCTCCTAAGCGAAGGGATTGGCGTAATTACTGAGACTATTCTGATAGTTGTAATTCTTGCCAATTACCTTAAGTACAAGGAGAACAAAAAATGGAAACCGGCAAGAATGGTGGTTGCTCTAGATCTAGCTGAAGCTCATCACTGCATATTCGGTTCTGCGGCCACTATTTTTAATCGTAATTTCTCTGTGGACCTTAAGTCACACGGCTTCCCAGCTGGGACCACGCAAGAGAAGGCCGATACCTGGGGAAGGGAGATGTGTTCAAACATGATAAAACCCTCCCTTGATAAGCTGAAGAAAACAATCGAATACAACAATGCATGCCTTGATTCTGAAATTCTTCCACACATATCAAGATTTATAGATTCTGCTGAGAGCGTAATTTCGAAAATTGAATTTATAAAAACGGGATTCAACAAGAAAAACGGAAACTACTCTTACATTCCTCCTGAAAAAGACATTCTAACCATGGAGTCATCTTACAATTACTTTGTAAAAAAGTTCCCTGAAGCAAAAACAGGACGAACAAGAAACGAACCCTTCACCCCTCCTTCTGCGGAAAAAATAATCAACTTACTTATTGACTGCAGCAATGAAGATTATTTTTCGATAATTAAAAGAGAGAATATAGAAAAAGAAAAAAAAAGAGGCCTATGGAGGAAAATACTTAGACTTAATTAA